AAGGAGCAATACCGCATCTACGAGCAAACTGAAGAGGGGACCCGGGCCGGAGGCGTGCAGGTTGTAGCGGCGGGGCGGCATGGGCTGGCCAAACAGGCGCGGGTGCCGCTGGTGGAATTACGTGTGTCGGATGGCTTATGGCTCCTGAACAAAGCGGCCTCGCTACAACTGGAGCACTTCAATAAGTCGAACGCGCTGGGTTGGGCACTGACCATGGGATTGTTTGCGATGCCGGTAATCTATTCGGAGCGCGATTGGGACCAGGTGATGGGCGAGTCGTACTACATACAGCTGGGTCCGCAAGACCGGTTCGGATGGACGGAGCCGCAGGGGAATGTCTATCAGATAGCGGCGGACAATCTGACGCGATTGCAGGAAGAGATTTACCGGGTGTGCTACGTCAGCCATGCCGGCGGGGCGCTGTCGGGGAATGCGACGCAATCGGGTGTAAGTAAGCAGCGCGATTACGCGATCACGCAAGAAGTTTTGCGCGCCTACGGAGACGCGGTGAAGGATTCCATGAAGCGAGTACTGCGGGCGGTTGAGGCGGCGCGCGAGGACGGGCTGTGCATCGATGTGTCGGGCATGGATGAATTCGATATCGGCGATTTCGGAACGGAGTTAGAGGACGCGCAACGGCTGCTGAGCCTGGGTATTAATTCACCCACCCTGAAAAAGCAAGTATTCAAGAAGCTGGCTTATCAGTTCCTAAGCGATGTACGGCAGGAAGTGAAAGAGCGAATCGGGCGGGAGATCGATCAGGAGTAACAGCAAGGCGTTCACACGAGTGTGAACGCGGCACGCACGAGTGCGTGCGCCACACACAGGAGGCATATGGAAGAGGCAAAGACCGAGGGAGTGGAACTGCGTTCCTTAATACGCGGGGTGATTGACGAATTTGTTCACGCCGAGCAGGTGAAATCGGAGCCAGCGTATAAAGCGGAGTTGCTGGACGAGCGCAAACGCCGCGAGGATCTGGAACGTCGGGTTAACGATCTGGTCCAAGAAAATACGCGCAGCCGGCAAATAGCGGAAGAGGCGGAACGGAGTTCGTCGGTTCGGGCGGAGCTGCAGCGGCTGGGTGTCGTCAAAGTGGACCTGGCGTATCGCGCGGTAAAAGACGACGTCCAGCGGAGGGATGACGGGCAGTTGATCGCACGAAGCGGGCCAGAGGAACTGGGGCTGCGCGATTACCTAAAACAATTTGTTCTTGAGAATCCCGAGTTATTGCCGGCGCGCATCACCGGTGGATCAGGCATGGGATCGGGGCCGAAAGCGGCCTCGAATGCGGGCGCATTTGATCTAGACAAGATTCGACCGGGCATGAGTGCGGAAGAGCTGGACAAGATGCGGCAGGAGATCTCGAGAGTGGCGAGTCTAGCGCTGCGAGGCATGTGAAGTAAGTTAAAGACCAAATGGAAAGAGGTGAAGGTTAATGGGAGCTATTACATCAGCAAATGTAGCAAACGCAATCGTGAAACTGGTTGCCGTGGATGCGTTGCCGGCTCTGGTGAGCAACCTGGTGATGGGAAACTTAGTCAACCGCGACTACGAACCCACGCTGGCTAACGCCGGAGATACGGTGAACGTGCCGATACCGCCGACGTTAGTGGCAAACAACATCGCCGAAGGGGGTACGGTTCAGGCACAAAATCCGAACCTGGGAAATGCGCAGATCGTGCTGAACACTCACGCCGAGGCGACGTTCCAGATTCCCGACGTTACAAAGGTGCTGGCTGTGCCGGACCTTTTGAAACTTTACATGCAACCGGCCGTGGTTGCCATTGCGGAACGCATCGAATCGGATATCTTGACCCTGTATCCACAGTTCAGCGCGAATACGCCTGTGGGTACCGCGGGTATCACGCTGACGGAGGCGACGATTGACGCGGCTGAAACGGCGTTGTTCCAGGCGAAGGTTCCCGGCATCGCGAGTAAGTATCTGGTGGTGGACCCGGCCAGTTACTCGGCCCTGAGGCAGATTCCGCGCTTCAGTGAATATTATTCGGCAGGGGACGCGGGGTTGCGGGCGCTGGTGGACGGAGCGGTGGGCAAGATCAAGGATTTCTTCGTCTTCCGCTCGCAGTTGGTGCCGACGACGGGCAGCGGTCCCGTGAACACTCACAACCTGGCGTTCTCCAAGGACGCGATCGGATTGGTGATTCGGAGGCTGCCGCAGCCATTGCCGGGGACCGGCGCGATTGCAGAGTATGCCGAGATGGGCAATTTTGGAATTCGGGTAGTGATGAGTTATCAGCCGAACACGCTGGGGCAACAATTCACGGTCGATGTTTTATACGGCACGGCGGTTCTTCGAAACGCGTTCGGTGTGCAGGTGAATAGCTAGGCCAGCCAGGAAAAGAGGCGACGCGGGCGGACGCGAGCGACGTCTGTCCGCGATCAAGGAAGGACGGGAATGGATCTACGTTTATTTTTTCAAAAGCTGCGAAAGATCGAACAAGAAATCACGGAAGCGCATGTGGTCATGGTGAGCAACGAAACGCCGGACGGCGGACGGCCGGGGCAGATGTCGGAGGTGTCCAGGAGCATCGCAGCCCGGCTCATCATCGAAGGACATGGGCATCTGGCCACCGCCGAGGAGTCGGCCGAATTTCGGGCTGCCGCGCGAAAGGCGCAGGAAGAAGAGGAACAGAGGTTGATGGCGTCGAAGGTTCAGGTGAGCGTAATTTCCGAAGCGGATCTCAGAGCGCTCAAAAGCGCTACACGGAACGAAAAGCGGTAGGGCAGGGAACAGGTATGGCGTTATTTAGCGACGGTCCCATCAGCAGTGCGGCGGATCTTCAAAGGTACGAGAATGCCATCCTCAATGTCGCCACCGCCGAGAGCATCGAGCTGGGCGCGAAGATCCTACTGGCGCAGGAAGACCTGGCGAGCGAGTTGCTTCTGTTTCTTTTTCGGCGCGCGTCTTTTCGCGACTACGCGCTGGGTGTCCGGCGATTAACGGGGTTGAAGGACGTAGTGGTCACCGAGCCGATGCGGCAGTGGCACGTGCATCGGACCCTGGCACTGGTTTACCGGGATGCCTACAATAATCAGCTCAATGACCGGTATCAGGGTAAGTGGACTGAATATGAGGAGCTGGCGAAGGCAAGTGCGCGGACTTACTTTCAGATCGGGGTTGGATTAGTGGCGGATCCCGTTCCGAAAGGGTGTGAGCCGGTGTTATCGACCGTCGAGGGAACGGCCGCCGGCGGGATGTTCTACGTTGCCGTGACGTGGGTGAACGCCGGAGGACAAGAAGGCGTGCCCAGCAGTTTCGCGGAGCTGGGAACGTCAAACGGGGAGCAGTTGGTGGCGACGGTGAGCGCCGCTCCGGAGAACGTAACGGCCTGGAATGTGTACGTGGGAACCGCTCCTGGCGCGGTGTCTCTGCAAGGCCAGATCTTAGTTGGAACAAGCAGCAGCTGGACGATGACTTCCGGACCGAATCCAGGAGCGCCCCTGCCGGCGGGGCAGCTGCCAACGTGGTTCATTGTGGATCATCGAGTGATCCAGAGAGGCTAGGATGCTGCAAATCGCGGGTTTGAGCACGCAAAAAGTATTGGGCGTGCTGGCCTCCGACGGTGGAGTGCCTGCCGCTGTTGAAGCTTTGGTTCTGCAGCAAGGAATGAAGCTGGCTTCCATAGCGCCCGGGCAGATTATCGCGCAAAACGTGTCGGCGGAATTGGCCGAGCAAAGCACTATGAGCAACTACCCTCTGGTTTACGTTTACTGCACCAAAGTGGTGAACCAGCTGCGGGAGAAGTTCCGGGCGTTTTCAGGCGAGGCGCAGATGGTGGTGGAGGCGCGAGTATCGCAGGACCGGCTGGATCAGATCGAGATCAAGTTACAGGCGTACGTCGACGCCATTACCCAAGTGCTTGACAATAGCCGCGGCGATTGGGGAGATGGGGCGTTTTTCGACGGCGGGTATGAAGTGGCATTCGGCGGCGTGAAGCACGGCGGACGGAATTTCCTCCAAACCGCGAAAGTCACATTTGTGCTGGAGATCAGTGCCGGCTAAAGGCGAGTAACTCAGACTCTATGTCATATATTCTTTCCAACGACAATCGATTCTACGTGGCCTTGGAGGAAAGCTACGGCACCGCGGCGACGATCAGCGCGAGCAATCGAATTCCAGCGGTAAAGCTGACGACCAAGCAACAGACGCAGAAGGTACAGCGGGCCGACAAGACCGGATCGCGGACGTTTCCCGGGAATCCAAGCGGATTGCGATTGCAGACCAGCTTCGGGCTGAAAACGTATATGGCGAACTGGGGCAATGCCGCGCTGGCGCCTCCTTACGGGCCTTTGTTTCAAGCATGTCTGGGCGGGGTGGGGGCGCAGTCGGCTGGTGGCACGGTGGCGAGCACCAGCGGATCGTCAACTGTGGCGTTCACGGCGGCCCACGGGCTGGCGCCTGGAGGAGCGGTTACGAGCGGCGGTGAGATTCGGTTTGTCACGGTGGTTATCAACGCCGAGACGATCCAGCTAAATGCGCCATTCTCGGCAACACCGCTCACAACCTCGCAAACGGGGCCGACAACGATGTATCAGACGGCCGAGGGCCTGCCGAGCGTAACGCTATTCGACTATTGGAGCCCATCCACGGCGGTGCAGCGCGTACTGGCGGGCATGGCGGTGGACACATTGTCGATCAAGCTGAATGGCGATTTCCACGAATTCGATTTCAGCGGGCACGCGCAGGATTTGGTGGATACCGCGAGTTTTCAGAGCGGGCAGTTCGGATTATCGAGCTATCCAGCGGAGCCAAGCGTGACGCCGATCAATTACTCGATCATTCCCGGCAATCTAGGGCAGGTATGGCTAGGGAGTTCCCCGTCGCGCTTCTACACACTGACAAACGCCGACGTGACATTTTCCAACAATCTGGATATGCGCGGGCAGGAATATGGCACGACCTTGCCGAGCGCCATCGCACCCGGACAGCGAACGGTATCGATCAACTTCAGCATATTTCAGATGGACGATTCGGCGACGGCGGGACTTTATCAAGCGGCGCGGCAACGATCGCCGATCAGCGTAATGATGCAGCTTGGCCAGCAGCAAGGGGAGTTGTTCGGAATCTACATGAACAGCGTGGTGCCGGAGCTGCCGCCCTTTGATGACTCACAGACAAGGCTGCAATGGCAATTTCAGAACTGCCGAGCGCAAGGAGGCGTGAACGATGAGATTTATATCGCATTCGGCTAAGGAGCGAGGCGGGGAAACACGCAGCCGGGAGGCGGGCGCAAGTGATGTGGTGCGCTACGACAGTATCCTTTCGATTGATTCGAAAACGGCGCCTGGCGTGCGGTTCGCAATCCAGCGGATTTCGTTCGGGCGGCGAATGGAGTTGAGCCGGCGGGTGCGCGAGCTAAGCCGAAAGGCGGAGTTTCTGCAAGCGGGCACGGAGCTTGACGAGAAGATCGAAGCGAACATACTGGCGCAAGAGATCGATGCCATGTACATGCAATGGGGCCTGGTGAGCGTGGAGGGATTGATCATTGACGGAGAGCCGGCCAACGGAGCCCAGTTGCTTGAAAAGGGGCCGGAGGATCTGTCGCGCGAGGTGGTGGGCGCCATCAAGGAACAGTGCGGCCTGAGCGAGAGTGAAAGAAAAAACTGATTGTCGCGTTCCATTTTCAGCTGGGAAACCAGGCCGCGTGGAAATGCGACATGTGCCGGCGAAGCGGACTGGAGAAAAAGCGCCGGTGCGGGTGGCTGCCAGTTGATGCCGATGCGGGCTCAATCACTGTATGGGCGCGCGGAAGGGTCTCACTGGAGAGCTGTCCAACGTCGTTTATCACCGCGGAAAGTATTGCGCTGTTGGAGGAGTTCCACACCTGGAAGCTATTCGGGGCGAGTAACGTTTACGACCTGGCGGCGCGCCTGGTGGACGCAATCTTCATATTGGAGAACGAACTGAGGATGGAAGGCAACGATGGCCAGAAGTAAATTGGACGATCTTCTGCCGCCGAGCGGCGCAAGCAGCGCAACACGGACCGACTTACTGGGCCAATTGACGGCATTTACGGGCGTTGGCACGGGCGGCGGGGGTGGGAGCTCAATCGGGAGCAGCCTGACGCAAAACAGCAGCTCCGCCATGACCGAGCAGCTGACTTCGCTGACGACGCAAATCAGCAGTCTTAGCTCGATTCAACAGTCACAGATTAGCGCACTGCAGGACAATACCCAAGCGGTGACGCAGAATACAACAACGAAGGGGAGCAGTGGGTCGTCTGTGGCCAGCACGGTGGAGGGCGCCGCGTCGAGTTTCTTAGGCGGCGGTCTGAGCAGCTTGTCGCCATTAGTCGGAGGAATTCTGAGTCTCTTCGGAGGGGGCGGCCAGACACTCGCGGTGCCTGCGCCTTACATGTTGCCCGCGCCAGTGCAATCCCAAGCGGGAATTTCAGGGAACGCGCCGGGGCAAGCGGGTCCGGTCAGCTATGGGGACACAGGCCAGCCGAGGGCGTCATCATCCGGTTCGCCGCCACAGGTGACCATTCAGGTGAACGCCATGGATAGCCAGTCATTTCTAGACCACAGCGACGATATCGCGATGGCCGTGAAGCAGGCGATCTTGAATTCCAATTCGTTGAACGACGCGATCTCGAGTCTCTAACCATGAGCACGTTTCCGAGCTTGAAAACAGGGGCCGTGATGCAATATCCAGCGCAGCGGGGCATATCGTTTTCGACAACCGCATTGCAATTTGTAGATGGCTCTGAACAGCGCTTCCGGGGTTATCAATCGCCACTGCATCGTTGGGCGATCCAGCTTAGCCTGCTCGATCAAAGTGAGCTACAGGCATTGCAGGAGTTCTTTCGGGGGATGGCGGGGCCGGCGGGAGACTTCGTTTTCGTGGATCCTTGGGATGCAACCAGCTATCCAAGCTGCAGGCTTCAGAGCGATAGCATGGCCGCGGTTCTGTCGGGCGAATGGAACGGACAGACGGCTGTAATCGTGATGGAAAACGGGGCCTGACATGCTCTACTTTCCGCAGCTGACAAGCGGAGCAGTCTCTCAATTTCCGGTAACACGCAGCGCGAGCATGCGCACGGTGTCGAATCAACTTTTGAATGGCGCCACAATCCGCATGGCCGATACCGGGGCACAGAAGGTTCAGTGGCGGCTTCAATATGCGGCTCTTACCGATGGCGAACGCGGGTTAATTGAAAGCTTATTCGAATCAGCCGAGGGTCAACTGAACACGTTTACGTTCTTAGATCCGACCTCGAATTTATTGACGTGGAGCGAGGATTGGACACAACCAGCATGGGTGCCCGATGCGCTGTTGAACTTGAGCAGCAGTATCTCCGACCCGCTGGGCGGCAGCGCCGCCATGCAACTCACCAACACGGGTGAGACTACGCAGAAGATTATTCAAAACACAAATGGACCGAGCGGCCTGGTGTACTGCTATAGCGTGTATCTGCGAAGCGCAGTGTCGGCAAACATCCAGCTCGTAGTGACCACCACCGGGCAGAGCACATTGACGCCGGTGACCACGGGGACATCCTGGGTGCGTGTCAAGACGTCGGGCAGCCTTTTGGTGGAACAGAGTGGGATCGCATTCGGAGTACAATTGCCGGCCGGCGTCCAAGTGGATGCATTCGGCGCCCAAGTGGAAGCGCAGCCCGCGGAAGGGCTATATAAGAAGACCATCGACCTGGGCGGCGTATATTCGAAGACGCGCTTTTCCTCCGACATACTTTCATTCACCGCGAGCGCACCGGACCAGAACGCTTGCGAGATCGACTTGATCAGCAACTTGAACTGAACAGTGTGAACTGAAACATGGGCACGATTAATGTTCTAAAAGAGCTGGAGGTTCCCGGCACGCCGCTGTTGCTGTTCGATTGCACGCTCGCGACGGGCGACGTTCAGCGCTGGAGCACGCAAGCCGTCACGATCAATAGCAACGCCTACCTGGCGCGTGTATTGAAACACAACATCTTCGATCTAAACTCCAGCCCGGAGGCGGCGACGGACGGGGTGTCGGTTGTATCCATCACGCTCGCCAATGCGGATTCGTTTCTTTCCTCGATAGAACGCGATATCGGATGGAAGGGAGCGGGGCTGGTGGTCACCTTTCTCTTTTTCGATCTGACCAATCAAGTGGCGGCGTCGGACAGCCAGGTGATATTTCGTGGAATCGCGAATCCGCCGGATCAGTCGACCGAGTCGAGCTTGCGTCTCAGCTTTACTAATACACTCAATCTACAACGCGTATTCCTGCCGGAAGTCCGAATTCAAAAGCTGTGCCCCTGGAATTTTCCACCAACGGCGGCGCAACGGCTGGAGGCGGTGAACGGCGGAACCGCGGGTGTCTTTTCGCCCTTCTATCGATGCGGATATTCAGCCGATCAAACGGGCGGCGTGGGCAATCTGAATGGAAGCACGCCATATACGTCTTGCGACTATTCGCGAACACAATGCCAGCAGAGAGGCATGTTCGCCACCGATAGCCGCGGGAATGCGACGCGTAGGTTTGGCGGGATCGAGTTCGTGCCCGCCTCAATCATGGTGCGCAGCTACGGGGCGAAGACGTCGCAGTTATCCACGCCGCTGCCAAATCAAGCGCTCTACAACGATTTCGTTCCGTTAATTTATGGGACCGGATGGTATCAACCACCGATTGTGTTTGCGAGAAACGACGGTAATCTTACGCATTTCGAAGTGCTGCTGGGAGTGGGGCAGATCACGAGCGTAAATACGGTGATCGTGAACAGCACCCAGATCCCGGCGGGCGTGAACGGGACCAACATGACGGCGACTGGCTGGTACAACGTGATCAGCTACGGGACAAGGAACGGAACATTCAACCCTGATTTTAGCGACGCCTTGGGAAATCCTTTGGGTGATCCCTACGGCAGCATGGCTTTTCTGTCTCTGGTGGTGCCGAACTGGATTTCCAACGGTAACTCGTTTCCTGAGGTCAGCGTTCTAATCCAGGGTTTGCAACTCGCGCAGTATGATTCGAGCGGCAGTTATGTAAGCAACTCATTTACGAACAATCCGGCTTGGGTAATGCTGGACGCATTGTTACGCAGCGGCTGGACCTTGACGGAACTGGACACCGTGACATTCCACGCGGTGGCGCAGAGATGCAACGCACTGGTTCCCACGGTGGACGTCAACGGGGTTAGCACGACAATTCCGCGTTATCAATGCAATCTTCTGTTGACGGGGCGGCGCAGCGCGGGAGACGTGGTGCGAGGCATTCGAAATGGCTCGGCGCTGTATCTCAGTTTTGATTCCAATGGCCTGATTCAACTGAATGCGGAAGATACGCTGGCGAATCAGCAGCCGACGCAGCGGGCCAATAGCAACAGCACGGAAGCTTTGAATGGTGGATGGCCGGCATATGAGTTTGGTGACAATTCTCTATCAGGGATCCTGCGGAGTTCCAACGGCTTGCCTTCCTTGACGCTTACGTCGCAGAGTATCGCAAATAGCCCGAACCGCTACACCGTGGAATTCCAGGACGAATTCAACGATTACCAGCAGGACAGCCTATCTTTAGTCGATATCGACGACTATGTGTTGACGGGCCAGGATGTGACGGTATCATTAACGGCGTTGGGCCTGCCGAATTTCGACCAGGCCAACCGAGCAGCGGCGCTGCAGCTATATAAGTCTGTAAACGGCAACACTTATGTACAGTTTGAGACGAGCGTAAAGGGCGTGGGGTTAAAGCCCGGCGACATTATCACGTTGACTTACGCCAGGGAAGGCCTTAGCCGGCAACCATTCCGCATTACGAAGCTTTCTCCCGGCGTCAATTTCATGACTGCGATGATCACGGCACAGATTCATGACGACGCCTGGTACACGGTGGTGAATTCAGATACAGCGGGGACCGGCCGCCAGGCGGAATTTGAGGTTGGGTTACCGAGGCCGCTGGTGGGCACCGTGCTGGATAGCAATGGCGTGGAGCAATTCGGAATTTCCGAGACGTCCACGGCGGGCTCCGACGGCACGGTTACCGAAAGTCTTACGGTCGCATTCACTGCACCTGCGAGGCCATCGGCAAGCGCCGCGGGTATTCCACTGATGGGGTTGAATCCACAGCTGAATAACAGCGGAGGAACACTGGCGGGCGGGCAGTCGGTTTATTACGGCATCAGCGCGGTGGATGTGAATGGGGCGGAGGGCGGGCTGTCGTTTATCGCGACCGCGAACGTGCCGGCGGGCACAAATACGAACGAAGTTACTCTGGTGAGCCTCAGCTTTTCACCGGGGGCTGTGTCTTTCGATGTTTATCGCGGGCCGAATCCGACGCAGATATTGCGGGTCGCTAGCGGCGCTACGATTGCGAATCAATTTATCGACACGGGCCTAACCGCTTCGCTACAAGGGCCGCCCGACCCCAATTACGACCACGCCAACTTCTATTGGCGCCTGGAACTGCAGCCGCCCGAGACGGTTGGGATTACATCGGCGACAACGGTTGGCAACAGCACGCTGAATATGCCCGTGAATCTATACAATGGCGCGGCGGTGCGAATCAGCGCCGGAACCGGGGCGGGACAGGAGCGAACGATTGCGTCGAACACCGCGACTACGGTGACGATAGCGACCGCATGGAGCGTCCAGCCGGATACAACCAGCTGGTTTCTCATCGCAAATTCGGCATGGCAGTTTGGCGCCTCGAGCAATGCATCTCCGGTTTCCTTCGATGTGCCAAATCGCGAGGGTGTGACCGTGCATGTGTCGGGGCGGGCCGCCAATGTGGTGAATGAGGAATCCGCTTACGAATTATCGCCGCTTACTCGGTGGTCGATTCTGGGAGCGAGCGGGGAAGCCCTAGACACCGATGTCTCGGGTATACCGTTCTTCGGTCTGGCGCCGATTGGGGCGGCCAGTGTTGAGGCGTTGGGAATCGGGTTCACGGATCTAAGCAATACGCGGTCGATTAGTGCAGGGACTTTGACGCTGGCGTATTGGGATGAATTGCAGGGCCCGTCGACCGTGTTGCTGGGCGGCGCGATGGGGGCGACAGACACTTCGTTTACGGTGGCGACGGGGCTGACGGCAGCGAGCGGCGACCTGGTGCAGATTGATGCTGAGGTCATGGTGATTCAGGGGAATCTCACCAGCAGCACCACTGTACCGGTGACTCGGGCCTCGCACGGTACCGCCGCGGCGATTCACAGCATTGCGGCCGGCGTCTATCGTCTGGCGAAGAAGATTTTGATCCTGCCCTTTGCGCAGGACTTTTTCGGCAGTCCGGCCAGCGGAAGCTACGCGTTTCCGATCACCATTCCAGACGTCCGGATTGCCGCGGCGGAACTATTCATGACGAATTCGCGAGGGAACAGCAGTGTGGCTGCCGAATCGTTTACCAGCACGGCTGCTTTGGGTCTGCGCAGTTTGTTAGGAGGACAACTGACCATTCAAGTAGAAGGCCCGCTGGCGATTCAGACCAACGCCGCACCGCCGCTGGTGGTGGAAACATCCTGTTCGGTGCGAGATGTTTACGCGGTGGTGCAGAGCGCGCCCTCGACGGACCCCATCGTGATGCAAGTGACCCAGAATGGGGCGGTCTATTGCGAGCTGACAATTCCAGCGACAGAGACGGCATCGAGCATCGTGGATGGCTTTGCGCTGGGGCCGCTGACGGCTCAGGCGTTGATCGGTTTGAACATTACGTCCGTCGTGGAAACGGGGGGCATCGCGCCAGGTAGCGATCTTACGGTGACGATCCGGTTGTAGGCGCCGATAGCATGCCCGAGACTTTACAGAAACTAACGCCCGATCGCGATTTGCAATGCTATTTCTTCGAGCCATCCGCGGTGGCGGCGCTGAGTGCGACTGGCGCTACGGGGTTCACGGTTTCGGGCACCTGGCGGCAGCAGTTCGACTGGGCGGTGATCGAGTGGAATCGCGACAATGTTTTCGAGCACCCCGCGTTCCGCTATTTGCCTGACGGTGATCTCAGCGGTTTGACGTTGAGCTATCAGGAGACGCGGAACAATTGTATTCCGCTTGATTCGGACTTGTATCCCACGGTGGATTGGCCGACGCTTCGTATTTGGGCGAACGGCGGGAGCGGCGAGCAGGTTTACTACATTTCGTTGGCGAGTCATGCAACGGCGATCGCGGGCAGTTATGTTGCGGCTACGGTGCAGTTCACGCTGGGCGGCACGCCATCGGTGGG